GGTTGCGGTAGACTCGCGTAAGTGTCAAGGGTCGCTAATCCTCAGTGATGAGGCGGTAAAATACAGGCATCAAAAAAATAGATTGTTTTTTTTGGCTGGCGCTACTGATGAGTGTGATTTTTTTGCTAAAAACTTTTGTATTGGTGAGCTGTGTGGTTTTAAAAAAATGGAGGCAAGTGGTATTTTACTGACTGATGGGGATGTTTTCTATGTTGGCGTTTACGATGATGTTTTTTTTGCTTCCCAAACTGACGGCAGAAAAACATCATGCGGAAGTGGTGGAAGTTTTGCTTTGGCGGCGATGGACCACAAAAAAAATGCAGAAGATGCGGTTAAATATGCAATGACGAGGGACACGAACACGGGCGGCAGGGTGCACGTATTTTGCGCAAAAACAACCAGGAAATTAAAATGATCAAAATTTACAGATTAAGGGGCGACATAATAATGCCGCGCCGTGCAACAGAGGGCGCAGCGGGTTATGATTTATTCGCGCCTGAAAAATTTACGCTCGCACCGATGGAGCGCAAGAAAATAATGCTGGGAATTGCAACTGAGTTTTATCCGTGGGTTCAGGGTCAGATATGGCCGCGCTCGGGCCTTGCAAATAAGGTTGGGGTTGATACCCTCGCAGGAATTATAGATAGCGATTTTCGCGGTGAAATTGGCGTTATCTTGATTAACTTTGGTGAGCACGAATTAACATTTAAACCAGGCGAGGCAATCGCTCAAATAGTTTTTTGCCCGGTTATCCATGGAGTAACTGAGGGTCATGGGCGCATTAGCGAAACGGTGCGCGGCGCTGACGGATGGGGGAGCACCGATGCAAAATAAAAGGGCAAAAAAAAGCAGCACGCGACCGCCGAATGCCGAAGAATTAAAGTTTTTGCAGTGGTGCAAAAATCAGCCAAGCATTGTGTCTGGGAAATGGGGCGTGGAGGTGCATCATTGCGTTGGATCATCAGCAAAAACAACAGTAGGCGCTGAGCGTGTGCAAATAGGGCATTTTTACTGTATTCCGCTCACACCAGATGAGCATAAAATGTTCCACAGTCGAAAAAGCGAATTTATAAACATTTACGGAAATCAATGGGATTTGTGGGCGCGGCTTGTGATCGATTATCCGCACGAAATACCCGAAATTATTAAGCAGGGGATAGCACAGTATGGACGGTAAGGCGCTGGAAAAATTGCTGCAAGAAAGTTGCGCAATGCAGGGTGTTGACTGTACTCGGTTGCGGGATGCTGGATGGCAGGGCGAGCAAACGCAGCGCCGTTTTACTGTTAAAAATATCTGTGACTTTATTGTTTTTGGTGAAGGCACATTACTTTATATTGAGTGCAAATCATCTAAAGACCGGCTTGCATTATCAAGACTGACGCAGCAAAAAGACCTACTAAGCAAAGCCGCAAGCACTGCACAAAATATATTTTGTGGCTACCTTGTTTGGATAGATGGCGAGTTTGTTTTTATTAGAGCTGGAGCGGTTGACCAATTTACATCAACTGGTAAGAAATCGATAAACAAAGCTGACGCCATGCGGATTGGAACTGTTATCCAGCAGTTCACACCCAAACGCGCAAGAAAACCGCGACTCGATATTAAATACCTTATTTGCGATTTAAATCACACATTTTAGGAGACATAAATGAGCGCATCAATTAAACCAAAATGCCCATACTGCGGGAGTTATTTTTTGTCATCTCTCGATAGCGAAGGGCTTAAAAAATGCATAGACTGTAAGAGAGAGTTTTTGATTTTTAAGTTAAATGTCAACACAACAAAGGCGAATTTAAAATGAGATGGGGCGAATAAAGCAGAAATGCATTTTTGAAATTTGTCGGAAAAGATAGACGTCATGTATTTTTTACTCCTGACGCATCGGCTTTAGTGCGCAGCGGTTGGGGCTGCACATGGATAAAAGTGCACAATGAAACGATGGAAAGGTTTTGGTTAAGTTTTGCAAAGACGCTGTAAAACCTGCTAAAGTTTGATAAGATGAAATCAATAAGGCAGCCCGCAGAAATGTAGGATTCGGCTCGTAACAAAGTGCGAGTTTGCCGAATAGACTTTGTAAAGCCCATTGGCAACAGTGGGCAACCTTAAATACTCTTGATTGTTGATTGGTTGGCTTGTCTGTAATTATCCAATCACTAAGCTACTGAAATACAGTTACGACAAGATAGAGTATTTAAGGTTGTGAGCGCGCATGAGCAATCCTCCGTGAAGACTGGTGATAATCGATGGCACCGTATTCGCGACGCAACACACGACCCCTCTCCCGTGCGCAGTAAGGAGAGGGCATTCGCATGGCGGCTTTGATTATTTGATCGGTCATGGTTCGGAGGTCGCGCAATGCTGGCGCCAGCACCGTGGACACGGCTTAATCCCGACGTTAATCAGCGGATCGCTACCGCAGAGCCGCCAGCCGAATGAATTTGCCAGCAATGGCGCAAAGAAAGACTGACGTTTCAGCAGGGTTTCATAGTCTTCAAAAACGGACAACCCGCTCCAGCAAATTGGGTTACAGCCGACCAGTAATGTCGCAAAACTTACAAAAATTCGCCGAAAGGCAAAAAGGCCCGATAGGTTCCCGTACTTAAGTCCGACATTCTGAGTCGGTGCGTACCTAGGCAGAAAACCGGGATGGACGCAGGGGAAGACCGCCGACAAAGCCGAGTCGCTAAAATGGCCAGATTTAGCTAGTAATGGCGCAGCGAAGACGAGGAATTAGCCGAAAGGCACAAAGCGCTCTAGTCCCTCATGGGGCAGGCAAATGCAGGCCGCAACAAAGAGTTTAAAGGCTAACGTACAGCCTCTGAAATCTGCACTACGTAACAGCCGGAGAGACGGCAACTATTGCACGACTAGCTCAATTGGCAGAGCGCTTGATTTGTAATCAAGAGGTTTAGGGTTCGACTCCCTAGTTGTGCTCCATTTTCTAATCGTAGCTCAGTTAGGTGGCGCTGGCCGGAACGGAACACACGTGACCAGTAACGCAGGTTCGAGTCCTGCCGATTAGATTCAATTTCCACAGCCCATGCGGGCCGCGCATTGCGGGTACAAACAAGGCTCAGGCCTCGGTGGCGTTACAACCGCCCGCAGCGCAAGACAGACCTGTTATCATTTCCAGGCTCCGCCGGTTAGTTTTCCGGTTCTGTTGATTGCGCACTAAGCCCTTCGGGGCTTTTTTATTGCCTGAATTTTGCGTTTAACTGATCTTTACACTTCTAAACGGTGAAAATGCTTGCGGTAAGTTATTACCTATGCAATAGTGGCCTCACTGAAGCAATGGTGCGGCAGACAAGCAAACCGGAGATAAAAATGAACATTCAAAACGCAAAAGCACTGATCGAAACTCTTAAAGAAACACAAGCTAAGCCAATTTCAGAGTTTGATTCATCTGGTTTTTTCACTGATGACAATCAAACCAATCAGCAGCGTAAAGATGCAATTGTTAAAAAATTAATTTTGCAAATTGAGTGGGCATTTAATGAAAAGTCTACCGGTGAGTAACCAAAAGGGCGCAAAGGCGCCCACCCCAAAGAGGGAGATGATGGCAAGGTTGTGCGCTGAGCGAAAAGCTGCCGGATTGCAAAAGTGCAGCTTTTGGATTACAAAAGATCAGCGCGAAAGTGTTAATAAATTTATTGCTAGTCTTAACACTTCTTTGCACAAAAGCGATTGACGGTAAGATCTTACCGTGAGAATATAAACACATCGAAGCAACAAAGCTTCACCGCCCCGGCGGCACCGGATTGGAGATAGAAAATGAAAAATTTTGCAGTTTTAGCGGTTGTTCCAAAAAATGGATTTGCCAGAGAAAATCTGGTGAATTTCTGAGACGGAACCCCAAAGGGGTACGTAACCCACGTGAAGTGGGTGCGGGCAAAAACCCGTGCCGCAGCTATTGCGGCAACTTATGGCCGTGCTGGCGAGCCAGCACTAGAGAAGTGCTTAGTGGGAGATGCAAGATGAAAGCATTCGACACCCGCATAAAAGTTGGAACTCGCGTGATGCTTAACGGCCAGTGGAAGATTGTGGCCAAGGTGAAAATGGGCCGCAAACTCTGTGAGCTTGTTGGAATGGCTGGCTCATTTCAGGCTGGCGCCTTTAGCAAGTTCACCAATCGGGATCTTGGTAAAAAAGATCCGCACGCCGTATAACACAGGAGCGCGCCCAAACGGGCGCTGAAATGAATATGTGCAATAACGGCAGTGACCACGAAATGACAAGATTAGCTGCTGTGGCGGCAGGCTATGACTGGGTTAAAGTGATCGATTACAAGCCGCTCGATCATCAGGGCTTTAACCCTCTAGGTGATGATGGCGATGTGTTTAGACTGGCTGTAGATTTAAAAATAGACATCATAATTCTGAATGACTCTACCTGTGCAAGGCACATTGATTTAGATAAAAGTGTTTACGTGGATCACATGGGCGATCCATATGCAGCGACGCGGCGTGCTGTTGTCATGGTAGCGGCGGAGGTCCAAAGGAGAAAACAAAGTGAATGAATTACCATTGATTGAGGTCCAAGAGTTGCCCGACTGTCAATGGGTAGCAAAGCTGGAGCGGGCAGTTAGCGCGCCGCCAAAGTTTGAGCGCTGGTATCAAGAGCGTGAAGGGCTGATCAATTTAAGCCAGGACGATTTTGCGCGGATATACCTCGGCGAGTTTAAGCCTATCGAGCCTTGCAGGGCTTATGATCTGCAGGACTAGATAGTAATTAAATATTAACTTAAATTTGGAGTGGTAAAATGAACGACTTAAAAAAATGCTGGTTGGGATTGATCGGGCTTATCGTCTTATGTGCTGGTCTGGATTGCGCAAGTGCTAATGCATCGGGCTATGAGCCCTATGTTAAAGTGGGGGTGGGGTATAAATTTTCTGAAACCCGGTACTTTGACGACTACCGCGATGGGTCAAAGTTTTACATAGAGTTTGACGACCCGCTGGCGGCACGTTTTGAGGCCGGATGGGAAAAAGGCAATCTATCGTTCGGCATCGCTCATTACAGCAACTGGCGCACAGGCTGGCCGTTTAATAACGAGGGAGAGTTGCAAAACACGCAAATTTTTGTGGATTACAAGTGGGGTGGAAAATGACAAACGCAAGAGACATTAGATTTTTGCAGGATATCCAAGTAGTTAGGATTGTATCCAGGCAAAACAGAGCACCGGCAAATATCAAGATGGTGATGGCCGCGACAACAAAAAAAGTGCTTGGCAGGTCGTATCGAGTATCAATGCGGCTGGCGTATCTGGATATGTAGCCATTACAAATTAGCGTTTGCCCGCCTAGTGCGGGCTTTTTTATTTATGGTATAATCGGGTAAATCAATAGAGGGTAATACAATGGCGGTTATCACAGCGACATCAATAAAAACGGCGGGAGCATCAGTTGTGGCGGTTACGACTCTGACGGCGTCAGACACATTTACATATAACCCTTCGCGAGATCCTGTGCTGATTTTAAATAACGTCACAGCAGGTGCTCTATCACCAAACATTGACGGGGCTGGCGGAACTAGCGTGTTAGTTTCCGGGATTGGTAATGTTTCGGTATCGAGTGGCTATAGCGTGCCATCTATCGCTGCTGGTGCTGTAGTGCAAATCAGGCTCAACACGATCAAAGAGTTTTTAAAGGGCACTATCGCAGTGACCGGTGGCGCTGGCATCAAAGCATCAATTCTGGAGCAATAAACATGCCAAACCTAACAGCGGATTTAAATACCACATACTCATGGGTATGTGGCGGAACAAGCGAGGTATTATCGTGCCCAGCACTGTATCGTCATGTGCGCGACGGGGTGCAGTGCGAGGCAAGCTTTGAGATGCACACGGCAACTGTAACAGTGACTCTAGTATCAGGGATAACCGAAACTGTAACAGTTCCGACCGCGCATAGTCACGCAGCCCTGATAGGGCAGTATATGCAGTTGTCGGGGATTGCTATAACTGGCGTACCCGCTGGGACATACACTGTTAGATTTAGCATGTAAGCGGGAAAGAGGCGGAGAGGGCGGAATGGCGGCACCACAGGGGAATCAATTTTGGAAGCTAAGAGCATCACACGGGAGAGATAAGATATTTGCGTCTTCTGGTGCGCTTTGGTCGGCTTGCTGCGAGTATTTTGAGCACGTAGAAGAAAACCCACTACAAGAAGATTCTGTTAGCTTCTATCAGGGTATACCAAATCACGACAGCGTATCAAAAATGCGCGCAATGACACTTGATGGCCTAACGGTTTTCCTTGATATCGAATACGAAACATGGAGAACATGGCGGGGCGATAAAGATTTTTCTGCGGTCGTATCGCGGGTAGAGCGAATTATCCGAGATCAAAAGTTTACTGGCGCTGCTGCTGGCCTGTTAAATCCCAATATTATTGCCCGCGATCTCGGGCTTAAAGACGTTGCTGCACACGAACACACAAGCCCCGATGGCTCGATGACCCCAAAGGCATTAGACCTATCAAGCTTATCCACTGAGGACCTACAAAGCCTTGCAAGCATTGCCGCAAAACATAACGGCGCTGCTGAGTAATCCTGATTTAATTCTGGATGAAATAGCAAGGCGCGATTTCTGGGAATACTTCTGCCGCATCAACCCGAAGATAAAAAAGGGTTGGTGGCAGCGGGACGCCGCAAAACATCTACAGCAATTTTATGATGATCTGGCGAGCGGCAATAGACCGGTTCTTGTCATTGAAGCTCCACCGCAGCACGGCAAGTCTGAACTAATAGTTATATTTATATCTTGGCTGGCTGGCAAACACCCGGACTATCGCGCAATCTACACATCATTCAGTGAGCGCCTGGGTGTTAGGGCTAACCTAAAACTGCAGCGGCTTTACGACTCGCCCATCTATAAGCGGATTTTTCCTGGCACACAAATACCTTCTGTTTCGTCAACAATGGCCGCGCGCAGTCGTGAGCTATTGGAGTACGTGGATCAGATTGGTTATTTCCGAAATACAACTGTAATGGGGTCTATTACCGGTGAAGGTCTTGACCTTGGGGTGATTGATGACCCACTTAAAGGTCGCGAGGCGGCAAACTCTGAAGTTATCAGGGAAAAGGTATGGGATTGGTTTACTGATGACTTTTTCACCCGCTTTAGTGAGCAGGCTGGTTTATTAGCAATTCTGACGCGCTGGCACGTTGACGATCCCATAGGGCGATTGATTGCCAGCAAACCAGGCGTAAAGGTTTTGAAATACCCTGCATTGGCTGATGAGGACGCCAAGCTAATGCCTCATGACCCGCGCGAGCAAGGCAAGGGAGAGGCTTTATTCCCTGAGCACAAGAGCTCCGAGTTTCTTCAGGAGCGGAAAACCGTTATGGCTAGGGCTAGATGGTTGTCGCTCTATCAGCAGTCGCCGATACAAGAAGGCGGCGGAATG